GAAAGCATTCACAACGTCAACAAAGCGAGACAGTATGCAGGAGTTTAGAGTGCCATCGAAGGAAGAGAAGTCTCCCGCGAAAACCTTCGGACCAAAACGGCTCAACACCTTAGCAGTGGCTGTCCAGTCAAAACCGACTGGATTAGTACCTAGCGATTGCTCATTCTCAATTCTGTTTTCCATTACATGGGCAACAAAACCGAGAAAGTACATACGCACTGCAATGGTGTAATCCATAGGTCCGTTGGCGAACACACGAGTCTTCAAAGCGTTCACCTTCTCAATTGGTCTCCTCTCATCTTTCAGAGTGGCAGTCCACGCCACCGGGATACGAACACCCTTCTTTGCTTCTGCGATGCGGCTATTTACAGCACGCCTCACATCAGCATCAAAGATGTAAGTTTGGTCGCCTCCCAACCACCCAGTCTTACCGTGTGTACCACCCTTGCGTTCAAGAACCCAAGGGTATCCAGCTGAGCTGGCTCGGTTGATAGCTCCTAGGAAGGGCGAATCCTCACTCCCGGCTATGGCTTCCTCGAAAGTCAGCACACGAGCCAGTCGTGAGTCTTTACCGCTCAACAAGAGTGACTTCACTTCCGCAACGGCCTGACCAACTTCTCCCTCCGGAATATACGGAGTATTCACAGAACACTTAGCGATATTCTTGTTCATAACGTTCACCTCACGGTGACGCATGATACAAGGTTTCGTCGTAGGCTTGTGGACAACTCCGTGGATTACGGAAGGGATAATGTCAGTCTGGTTCATGGCAAAAGGTGGTCGTGAACACACGCCAACAAAACCGAAAAGAGGTGCCGGCATCTGGAGCATTTCCAGGACTTGGGCACTTTCCATCTCTACATTCATTTGCAAAGCAACAGAACGCACAGCAAAGTTTGGCAACAAATCCAAATCCGTTTTCACAACTCCGGACATACTTTCCAGAGCGCGATTAAGATCGGCCTGTGTTACTGACTGAGCAAAAGCACAACTACCATCAATGGAGCCCGCGATGTGGATCCCAGCAATTTTACGACACATTGTCGTTTCATTGCAAATTACGGGAGCACCGCAGTCGCCACCAATGGTGTTGAGCTGATATTCTATGCAATCGCGAATGTTCAAGGTGGTATCACCCTCCTTCAAAGTCAAGCACTTCATTGAAGCACGAGTATTTCCAAGAATGGTGATTATGCTCTTTCCAGCAACGCTTCTCAACGTCGGCAAGCAAATATCAACGCGCCGTACACTTGTCTCCGGCATGGTCTGAAAATGCTTGACGATGTCAGTGTGCGCTTGTACCTGGCGGGGAAATTGCAGAAGAATTGCGTCCTTATCATAGCCATTGCTGGCCAAAATCGGCTGAGTCTTAACCACAGTCCAGGGCTGTTCGTACACAGTACCAAAAATGTTCTCCAAGATTATTTCATCTGTTGTATCAAAATAGTTTAACAGATGCCTAGGAGTAAGCATTATGGTATCAC